TCACAATCATGGAGGCGTTAGAGATTACGTCTGAAGAGTTGGTTGAACGGTTCGCTGACAAGGTGGACACTAACAGTTGGAAGTTTGACCTAGAGGAAGAAGATGTCTATTAACGATGCAACACCAGAGCAGTGGGACAAAGCCAGCAAGACAGTCTATGGTAAACTGATGCACCCCAACGACACAGCCATCAAACGTCAGGTGGGCGGTGACCACTATAAGAAGTTTAAGATTCAACCCTTGGAGTATGCGTTAGAAAACGGGTTGGGAGTTTGCGAACACGCAGTAGTTAAGTACGTTACAAGATGGTCAGACAAGAACGGAGTAGAAGACTTACGCAAAGCTATTCATTATCTTGAAATACTGATACAGCGAGAGATACAATGAAGATAGTAGAAGGTAGGTTTGGAAAGAAAGAAGAAACAAGTATTAAAACATCTGAGTTTTTAGAAGCCCTAGCTATACGTAGCAAGGAGTATGAAGACGAAGACAAACCAGTTAAGTGTGTTGTTGTGATGTATGAAGACGGAGAATTGTTTGAAGTCACAGCCACCGAACAATACCCAGATGGTGTATACTTGCTTCTTGGATTAGCACAGGCCGCAATATTAAACGAAACGCTGGGAATAACTTAGTGAATGGAAAGCCCTTGCATAAAGCTTTGTAAGCTAGTCAACGGTAAATGTGCAGGATGCCACCGAACACAGGAAGAGATTGCTAAGTGGACACAGTACACACATAAAGAAAGGAGTACCATACTTGGACGCATATCAACAATACATACACAAGAGCCGCTATGCACGATACCTACCAGAAGAAAACCGTAGGGAAACGTGGGAAGAAACGGTTAACCGATACCTTAACTTCTGGGTAGACAAGGGACACCTCTCATGTGTGGTACAGGTGTAGGCTTCAGTGTAGAGCGGCAGTACATAACTAAACTACCAGAAGTAGCGGAGACATTCCATGCAACCGACACAGTTATTAATGTTGCAGATTCGAAGATCGGATGGGCGAAATCGTTTAGGGAACTGGTATCACTGCTGTACTCAGGTCAGATTCCCCAATGGGACGTTAGCAGAGTTAGACCTGCAGGTTCCACGCTCAAGACTTTCGGAGGTCGTGCAAGTGGTGCTGAACCTCTCGTCGATCTATTCCGATTCACAGTTGAACTCTTTCAAGGAGCTTCCATTGAGTGCCACGATCTTTGCTGCAAGATTGCTCAAATCGTCGTCGTTGGAGGAGTCAGACGTAGCGCCCTCATCAGTCTCAGCAACCTCACAGATGACCGCATCCGACGATGTAAGTCAGGACAATGGTGGGTAGACAATCCTCAACGTGGGCTGTCTAATAACTCAGCGTGTTACACAGAGAAGCCTGACTTTGAGGCTTTCTTGAACGAATGGACAAGTCTATATGAATCACGATCTGGCGAACGAGGTGTCTTTAGTAGAGTGGCAAGTCAAAAGCAAGCTGCACTCAATGAGCGAAGAGATGCTACCTATGATTTTGAGATGCTACCTATGATTTTGGAACTAATCCATGTAGTGAAATCATCCTCAGACCCTACCAATTCTGCAACCTATCTGAAGTTGTTGTCAGGCCATCCGATACGCTCGCAAGTCTCAAACGAAAAGTACGCCTTGCGTCTATCCTTGGAACTTTACAGGCTACCCTCACAGACTTTCGATACCTCCGAAACATCTGGCGAGTAAACACAGAGGATGAGGCACTGCTAGGTGTATCACTAACAGGCATCATGGATCATCCGTTGTTGTCTGGGCGTGAGGACAAGAACAAACTCAAGAAGTGGCTAACGGAGATGCGTAATGAAGCTATCGTCACCAATGAGCAATGGGCTAAGAAGCTGGGCATCAACCCTTCTGCAGCGATCACTGCGGTTAAGCCTTCTGGTACTGTTAGTCAGCTGGTCGATAGTGCTAGCGGCATCCATCCTAGGTATAGCAATCAGTATATTAGACGAGTTCGTGCGGATAGCCGTGACCCGCTTTGCGCTGTCCTAGAGGACGCTGGTGTCCCTGTGGAGGACGATCTAATGTCTCCTACTACTAAGGTATTCTCCTTTCCTATTGCATCTCCTGAAGGCGCTGTGACAGCCTCAGACATGGGTGCTATGGAGCAGTTAGATCTGTGGGAGATATATCAGGACTACTGGTGTGAGCATAAGCCATCTATGACTTGCTACTACCGTGATGATGAGTTTCTTGAGGTGGGGCAGTGGTTGTACAACAAGTTTGATAAGGTAAGTGGTATTTCTTTTCTGCCTTATTCAGATCATACGTATCAACAAGCCCCGTATGAACCTGTTGACAAGAAAACATACAACCAGTTATCTAAAGACTTTCCGAAAGAGATATCGTGGGATATACAAGAGGCCAGCGATATGACTGAGGGGTCACAACAACTGGCCTGTACAGGTGACAACTGTGAGTTATGACATAAAGAAGATAGAGTAACCTCTGTCATTACTGCCTACATCCTCTGGCTTGTCTTTCGGGTCATGGGATGTAGGTATCCCTTCCTTCTGCATCTTCTTGATGCGATCTTTAGAACGCTCACACATACTGTGATAGTCGATAGACGTATAGGATACTGTGTGTTTATCGTCACTCATAATTAATACTCATCATCTGTTAATAAAACACGTAGTTCATCCCCACCGGGAATACCTCTAAGACTTTCAAAGTCTGTCTCTTGCTTAAATATAAGATCACTTAGATCCTTACCTACTCCACCCATTAGTCCTGTTGGTGGTACAAGAGAAGTCATAAGATATCCAGCAGGGTCTTGTCTAAACTGTGCATTTGCATAAGGATCACCCAGCTTACCAAAAGAAGCTACTTGTATAGGTTGTGATATTGCGTCTAATACTACCCCTTCTACACTAGGAGTTTTTTCTTCTTTACCTAGCATTGCTTGTGGCAGTCCTCTAGCTTGATTAATAAGACCGTAACCTAACCCAGCAAACAACATATAGTTAGCTGCAAACTGTCCTGCTTCTTTATAGTTCTTAGAAGCAATGTTGTCTACTACACCTACTTTAGCCATCTCAGCTTGCTTCAAAGCAAAGCCTGTTAAAGCCCATACAGGTCTAAACATTGGATTGTTTAAGTAGTTAAGTGGTCTACCTGCTGCTGATATAAGCTGTTGCTCTCCTAACCGACTAAACATACCACGTAAAACAATCTCTCTAACTTTGTCAGGCATATCATCCAGAGGGGTTTCTTGCGCTAGGTTTTTTCTAATCAACGCTGCTTCTTGAGGGGAAAAATACTTTTCAAACTCCTTGAACTTACCTGTCTTTGCAGCTTGACGCATAGCGTTTAAGGATCCTCTAAGAACAATGCCCTTACCTACTCTATCCATTGCCCTAAAGCCAGAGTACCTAAAAGACTTTTCTTGATACCACTCAGTTCCTTTCTGCAACAAGCCTTTTTCTAGTGTCTCGTCAAAGCCTGCTTGAAACTCACCAATGTTTTTATTGTTACCACCTATACCAAAGTCTTGTATACGCATACCTTCTCGTTGCATAATCCCCTTTAGCGTAGGCATAAAACCGTTTTTAACCATAGAAACAGCCGCATCGTGTAGGTTCAAAAAAGCAGAGTCAAACTGACCAAGCGTTCCTCCATAACTTTGCCGCATAAAACTTTCTATAGCTGTGTGAGGACGGCTACGCGCTCCTATATAAGTAGAGTTAGCTAAGTCAGCTACTCTTTTTCCAGTAATGGGAGAATTAGATTGTTGTGCTATTGTACTTTCTAGTTCTCTAAAGAAAGCGCCAGTGTCTTCAGTAAGTCCCAAGCTAGGACGAACCCTGAAAGATTTAGAAAGTTCAATCAAGGTTTGTTGTTTTGCTATTCTATTGACTTGCTCAAGAATAGGATTAGCGTACTCTAATAGCTCTTCTGGCTCCATGTCTTTAGCAGCGCCACGAACCCGCTCCTGTACACCCGTTTCCACTCTTCGCCCTGTTTCAATGTTAGGCCCAAGACCTTCATCTACATCTTTTGAACGTGTAGTACCAGACGCCCAATAAATTTCATCTTGTTGTACTTCTTCCTTGAACAGTCTACCTGATTCTTTTTGATGTACTTTACTATCAGCAACCAAACTACGCAAAAGCGCATTGGCTCCTTTACTCATAGAAGAACCTTCTTGCAAAATTGTTTTTAAATTTTCTGGTGATTTATACAAGTCTAAAAACAATCTTTTAACATTATCGTTATTGGCCCAATCAACTAACTCTGCAAAAGAATCTTTTACTTCATCAGAATAGTACTTGTTTAAAAACAATTCTTGTTTACGTCCTGCCGTTTCAAAACTAGATTCAAACAAAACACCTACTCTTGAACCAGCTACTTTAGCTACTACAGCAGACACAGGACGAGCAAG